TTTCACGGATACCTGTTTCTAGACGCTGAATGGTATTGTTTGTTTGAATATAGTTAAGATAGGTATATTGACTTAGTTCTGTATATATATCTAATAATCGATGTCTAATATCATTATTCATAGTATATTACAATATAATAGAGAAAGTTTTATATAGTAATTTTTTATCAATTCGCGTTTTATTTGTTTTTTTGTTTTTTTTGTTTTTTTTGTTTTCGTACCATGGAAGATTTATTTTGATATTTGAATAATAGTATAGTTGCTAAATACGAAACAATATAAACATTTGTGTTCAATATAAAGTAGCATGGAAGGAAATGGATTAACTGGCCTAGCCAATTTAGGCAATACGTGTTTTATAAATTCATGTATGCAAGTATTGAGTCATACATATGAATTGAATAGATTTTTAGATAAGGATAATGGAAATTACAAGAACAAATTAAGTGCTTATTATAATAAAGATTATATACTTGATTCGAAACTACTATTGGAGTGGGACAATTTAAGAAAATTAATGTGGCAAAAGGACCAATTAATTTCACCGGGTGGATTTATAAAGGCAATACAGCATGTAGCAAAACATAAGAAGAAGGATATATTCACAGGATATGCTCAAAATGATTTATCCGAATTTCTATTATTTATATTAGAAACATTTCATAATGGATTGCGTCGCGAAGTAGATATGGTAATAAAAGGCAATATAAAAAATGATACAGATCAAATGGCCATAAAATGCTACGAAATGATGAAAAATATGTATAGTAAAGAATATTCAGAAATATTAGACCTTTTTTATGGTATTCATGTGTCAAAAATAGAGCAGAATGGAAAAATAATGAGTATGACACCAGAACCCTATTTTATCATAGACCTACCCATACAGATGAAAGGAGGGCTAAGCATATACAACTGCTTCGAAAAATATTGCGAAGGAGAGAAATTAGAAGGAGAGAATGGATGGTTTAATGAAAAAACGAACAGAAGAGAAGACGTTGAGAGAAAAATAACATTTTGGAGCTTACCTAAGGTATTAGTTTTAGATTTAAAAAGGTTCAATTCGGCAGGAAGGAAGATACAAGTACCGTTAGATATAGAAGTGGATGAATTAGATTTGCGTAAATTTGTTGAAGGATACGACAAGGAAACGTGTATATATGAATTATATGGAGTATGTAATCATAGTGGAGGAACATTAGGTGGACATTATACGGCTACTATTCGTGTATCAAATAATAAGTGGCATTTATTTAATGATACGAATGTATCTCGAATAAATTTCGACGGAAAAAATAATACTTATGGTTATTGTTTATTCTATAGAAAAAAACAAATAAATAATATAACCAAATAATATATAAATAATGATTTTATCATATGATTCAATATTAGGAATCCCGGTTGTTGGGGATGATAGAGCAAATATAACTACAAACAATTTGGGATTGAATCTTGGCATTCCACCCATATTAATATTAGTAGCGATTATATTGCTATTTGTTCTCTTGTTTACAAATTTAGGAAAAAGTGACAACACGGGTAATAGTGGTAGTGGAAATGGTTCTACAAGTGCTTTAACTATTATATTAGGGGGAGTAGTCCTAGTTGTTATTTTATTAAACGGGTCTGAATACTTTTTTAATATAAACTTAATCGCACGTTTGAATAATCTGTTTACGCTTGCCCCTTCGATAGATTTAACAGTCGAACAAACAGATGTAGATGAAGTTCCACCAGTTCCCGAGATTACAATGCAAAAACAAGTTTTTCATATACCAGGTAACAATTATACATATGATAATGCCAATGCCTTGTGTCAAGCATACGGTTCACGATTAGCAACATATGATGAAATAGAAGATTCGTATAAAAATGGAGGTGAATGGTGTAGTTATGGTTGGTCTGAGAAACAATTAGCCCTTTTTCCTACACAAAAAGATACGTGGAATTATTTACAAACAGTAGAAGGTCATGAAAATGATTGTGGACGTGCTGGAATTAACGGTGGATATATAGCCAATGAAAATGTAAAGTTTGGAGCAAACTGTTATGGATATAAACCAAAAATTACAGATACGGAATTAGAAATGATGCAGACAGCACCAATTTATCCCAAAACAATGAAAGATATTAAAGAAGAAAAGCGCGTCGATTATTGGAGAAGAAAAATACCAGAAATATTGGTTTCCCCGTTCAATGCAAAGGTTTGGAGCTTAATATAGATTGTATGTGACGAATACAAAATAGTAAAATAATTTTGTAATGACGACCATAAAAATAAAAAATAAAAAATAAAAATTGATTTATTAAAAATAAAAAGTTGTTATTAATAAGTATAGTATAAATGGTTGCAATTAAAGAACTTGGTGAAAAGTTAAAAAAAACATTGGTCAAAATAAAACAAAAATTTCCTGTATTTGTTTATAAAAAATATGAAGATGAAACCATACGTAAAAAATTATTAGATAATCGACATAAAACAGTTAACACCTTGGAAAAATATATAAAAATAACAGGAAATGTAGAAAATCCTAAATCTTTCAAAAATGCGGTAAAAGATTATAATTTGAATAAAAAAAAAGAGGAAGATGAAATAGCTGAGGATAAAAATACTATCGTCGTCGTCAGCCTCATCTATATCTGTGTCATTACACTTAATATTATTTCCCAATAATTCGCTATCAAATATTAATTTATTGATATCTACTATTTTCTGTATAATCCATAAAAGGATCAATGGTATCAGTAATATTAATGGTATCAGTAATATTAATGGTATCAATGGTATCAAGGACATCCTATCTTATTTATCTGGTGCTGGTGCTGGTGCTGAAAATTGTGTAAAATTAACATCTTCGTCTTGTAGGTAACCTTCAGGTTTTAGCGAAGTTTCTTGTTTTACATGCTTCTCTGTTTCGCATTCCTCTTCGTATTCTACTTCAGGAATATCTTGATAAAACTTTTTTACTTTTTTATTCGTTTTTATTTTATTCGGTTCAAAGTTAGATAGGTATAATCCTTCCAGATTTTTTATGCGTGACAATGCTACATAGGTTTGCCCACATTCAAATATTTCCCTACCAACATCAATCTCTGCCATAGACAACGTTGCCCCTTGAATTTTGTGAATTGTCATTGCCCACGCAAGACACAATGGATATTGTCCTACTGCTATGGTTGGATAATCTTCTGATTGCCAATACTTTTCAGTCATGGTGGTTATAATTCCATTGGAAAACATGACAATAGGATAGACTTTATTTTCTGCCGTCTTAAAGTCAATAATTTTTCCAATAGAACCATTACAAATACCGTTTTCCATATCTAAGTTTACAGTACACATCACATTTGCCCCTTTTTTTAATTCAAGCGTTTTTATACATGGACTATTATTGACAAGTCCATCGATTTCATATTTAATTTTTTGTGGTGTCAGGTTCTTTCGACAGCTGGATAATATATTAGATGGTATATGTTTGTCCATTCCATCCATATACATATTACAATCTGTTTTAGTGACAAATTGAAATGTATAACTATCTCCATCTAATTTACGAAACATTTCGCTGTTGACTTTATCTACTTTATGTTTTGTAGGATATAACTTGGTAGGCACAATACCTTGATATTTTTCATAATCAAATGGTCTATTTTTATATTTATTAAGAATGGCCACATCTTCCGGTATAACATCACCCATTCTAATGTTTCCAAGTATTCTGCGAAATACTACATCGTCTTGACGAAACACGGTTTTCAATACAATATGATTTTCCAATGGGAATGTTTGTAACCATTCATCAGATTCAAAGCAGAACAAATCTTCTCCCTCTAATGGTTCCTTTGTTGATACAGGTGGTAATTGAAAGAAATCGCCTACAAATACAACTTGTAGTCCACCAAATGGACTCTGATAACATTTACGCACACGTTTACCCACATTATTTAATACGTCAAATATGCGTTTTGACATCATACTAACCTCATCTACTATGAGGACGTGTGTATTTCTCCAAGCATTTCTGGCAACATGATTATAAATGATACTTTCAACAATATCATTCAAATTTCCCTTCCCTAGTTTTATCCCACTCCACGAGTGAATTGTTCGCGCGTTACATCCTAATAAAAGAGATGCGCATCCTGTCATAGCACACACCTGAATTTTAAGACCATTTGATTTGGCTGAACGAACTAGATGCTGGATTAGTAATGTTTTGCCTGTTCCACCTTCTCCTGTAATAAATAGGTTATCACCTTGTTCAAACTGTTGTAAAGCGCATTCTTGTTCAATAGATAGTTTGTTCATTTATTAGTTATAATAGTATATCGATAATCAGAACGATATACTATTTAAATAAATCAATTTTATTGTTTATACTTCGATATTATACACGAAAACAAATCTAAAACGGCGTTTTCTCGACATCAATAAAAATAATCAAAACGTGTAAAATCACTAGTAGGAATTTCACATACGATGGATAGGTGAAATACTAAGTTTGAAAACACCCAATGAGTATTTTTATGTGAATTTGATAAAAATATTTTATAACCCCATATCTAATTCAAATAGATTCGTCGCCGAACAGAAGGCTCATTTATGGGAATAAGTCTAAAATTTCTTTTCAGAAGATGCTAAAAGTTTGTGCTTACAAAACTGAGACTTCTGTTCGGTGACGAATCTATTTGAATTAGACATGGGGTTCACCAAGTCAGGATATATTGGATTTGTGAAAATAGGATTACCTTTTATAAAATCACCATTACCACTATCTATACTATTACTGCGACTGCGACTATTACTGCGACTGCGACTATTACTGAGACTATTACTGCGACTATTACTGCGACTATTACTGAGACTATTACTGCGACTATTACTGCGACTATTACTGCGACTATTACCACGTAGAACCAACGCTTCTTCACTCTCTGTCATAGTGCGACTATTACTGCGACTACGTACATCTAATGAATCATTTGTATTATTTACATCCGCAATTTCTTTACTATTACCACGAATCAATATAATAGGTTTACCATTGATGACTACATGTGATCTATCTATATCAACGTCGCTATTTACTACAATGAATGATTCATGTAGCACATCCATTTTTTCAAACTCATGTAAAAGTGGATAGGTTGGCATTATATGTTATATTGTATTTATATTATAATTGTTTCAAAAACGGTGTTTCAAATATCAAGGTTGTAATTATCGCGAAGTCTTTCTAGTGTTCTTTTTGCTCTTAATTTCTCTCTTGCGTTTTGTTTTGCGGATGTGTAACATTCTTTTATTTGGTTCCAACATGTTTAATAATTTATCGTATATTCCGTCGTCTATGGCATCTTCTTTATGTTCGTATCGAATTGTATTATTTTTTTGAAATTGTTTTTGAGTAGAGAATAATCCAGCTGGAACTGCCAAATCTTTGAACATATTTGAAAGGTTTTTACTTATCGCAGTAACCTTCATACTACTGCCGCCGGTTTGTTCACTATTCGCACCAGTATTAACACCAGTATTTATTGTGTCTGTTAATAATTCAGAATTAATTACAAAGCCACCACCTCTTAATACTCCATTTTTATCTGTTGTAAATACTAAATCATTCTCTATGTCAAAATTAAAATCCATGTATATACATAATGTGGACATAAATTAATTATTATAATACCGCTTAATATCTGGAATTACTTTTATCTCTCGATTTTCTTTTATATAATTCATAATCTGAATAACTTTCTCTTCATCACCAATTATATCACTCAAACAACCTTCCAAAAATCCCAATGTAATGGGGGCGGTTTGCTTATTTTGAGCAAATTTTAACTTACCATCACTAATTTTTATGGTGGATGATGACAAATTATTATTATCAACGAATTCAATAATATTATCGGTTAATTCGTTTCTTTTATTGCGAATTTCCTTTGTTTTTTCATTTAATTCTTTTAGCTGAGTGTCTAAAGAGACCCACTGTCTTATGTTTTGTTGAAATCCGTCCATTATACGTATATGTATATGTATTATTATAACGAAATATCTTTAAATCATGAAAAGTTGTCATTTTCTACATGTTTATCTATTTTCTGTTACGTTTTGTTCGTTTTCTGTTATGCTTTGTTTGTTTTCTGTTATACTTTGTTTGTTTTTTTGTTTGTATACCTTTTTTATGTCTGGTGCGTCTAGGTTGTTTTCTATATTTAGCCATGCCTCCTCTTTTAATTTTGCCACAAAAATCAACAGTATAAAATGGTTTCTGTAGTAGGTTTGATGACTCGCCAAAGTCTATAATTACTATCTCTCCATTTTTATCAATCATTACATTATCTGTATGTAAATCATTATGATGTAGATTATATTTTTGTAAACATGTATCTATTCGATCTACTTCCTTTTCAATCGTCATACATGTATCTAACGCCTTATTATTACCAACTAATTCATTTAATTTGGTTACTGGAACAGCCGAAATGTCTTCCATTTTAATGTAAAACACATATTCGTTTGAATTTATATTTATATTTTCATCATTATTATTTTCTATAAAACCGTATTCTAATAATGTAGGTGTCCTAAATCTACATGTTTGTTGTAATTTGCTAAATTCTATATGATAAAAGACTTCAGATAATATCT